ACACGAGGATCATCAAAACTCGACATCCCCACCCTCAACGGGGCTATACTCGAGTACCCAGAAGCTGGCGTCGAATACGCCGCGGCCCACCGACGAACATTCATTGCCGACGAGATGGGACTCGGGAAAACCATTCAAGCGATCGCAACACTCGAATACGTTTGGGACAGCTACCCAGCAGTAGTCGTCTGCCCACCGAACTTGGTGCTGAACTGGAAAGCAGAGTACTCCAAATGGCTGCCGAACCGCAAGGTCGTCACAGTCACAAACCGTTCCGACTTCCCCGAAGAAGAATACGACGTTCTTGTAATCGGATACAGCAACATCACCACATGGGTGACCCGCCTCCTCAAACACCGTTCATACGTGTTCGACGAATCCCACTACGCCAAAACACCCACCGCAAAGCGCACCAAGGCCGCAATCAAAATGGCACGATCCTGCCCGTCGAACGGACTGATGCTCTGCCTCACCGGGACTCCAATCACCAACCGCCCAGCAGAATACGCATCTCAACTCGACATCCTCGGAAAGCTCTCTTTCTTCGGGGGCCTGTTCGGGTTCTACCGCCGCTACTGCGCCGCCTACAAAGACCGTTGGGGACAATGGGTGCTCACAGGACACTCGCATCTTGACGAACTCAACGAAATCCTCAGGTCATCTTGCTACATCCGACGCACCAAAGACCAAGTTCTCTCCGAACTCCCACCAGTTCGCCACTCAACAATCAAGGTCAAGTTGGACGATAAAACCATGAAAGAGTACGCCAAAGCAGAAGGCGACTTCGTTGACTACATGGTTCAACAAGCCGTAGCCATCGCCAAAGAAATCGGAAAAGACCCACGCAGTGCGGCCGTGCGCGCAAAAATAAAAGCGTCATCCAGCATCCACCTCTCGAAACTCGCCGTACTCCGCCGGCTCGTCGCAAAAGCAAAATTGGAACTCGCCGGTGAACTCATCGCAGCGCAAACCGAAGCCGGCAACAAAGTTGTCGTAGCCGCACACCACCGAGATGTTGTTGATGCCCTCGCATCAGAGCACGGGGGGTTGAAAATCCAGGGAGGTATGAACGTAGAAGACGTCGAGGAGGCCAAGAAACGATTCATGACTCGCGACGTCACCGAAGCCCCGGCGATCATCCTCTCGATCCAGGCCGCAAAAACCGGCCACACATTGACGGCGGCACAAGACGTACTGTTCGTAGAGCTCCCGTGGACACCAGCAGACGTAGATCAGCTGTACTCGCGCTGTCACCGCATCGGACAGAAAGGATCTGTGATGGTCACATACCTGATCGCAGAAGACACCGTCGACGAACGCATCGAAGCTTTGATCCAATCCAAACGTCGTGTCGTCAACAACGCAACAGAAGGCGCATTGGAGGACACCGAGGAGTTCAACCAAGCACAGTTGGTGTTGGACATGTTGATGAAGGGGCTTGACCAGAGTGCCTGACATCAACCTCAAGGCCGCTCCGCAACGGGAAGTTCTCGAGATCATTCGGGTTGGGTCTTACGGGACTGTCGAGTATCACCACCGGTTGTCGTGCGGCCATGTCGAGAAACGGAAACGGAAAGCCGCCGCGAAGTACATCGCATGCACTCTGTGCGCCGTAGTGATCAAGGCGAAGAAAGAACTTGGTGAGCTCCTGCCGAACAAACCAGTTCCAACGATGCCGGGAGACATAGATGTTTTCGGATCAGAGGTGGTCAGCAGCGAAATGAGTTCGGCTCGCATGGTCGCCGATCTTGCTTCCGTGTTCGGAATTCCGAACGATATGATCTCGATCGTTTACGTCGATGACGAGAACGGCGATCTTGCTGTCGGTGGAGCCACAATATGGCTCGACAACGAAACTATGCAGCGTCTCCTTCAGGAGAATCGTCGTACTTCGGGATCCGGAGACGAACATCGAATTCGTCGCCCCCTCGGTCAGCAATAACCTCGATCTGAAAAGCGTCCAGAATGTCGGCCGCAAAGTCGGTCATTTCCGAATTCAGCTTGACGAGCTCGTCCACGGAGGTTGTGCCGTCGTCAACGATGTCCATGAATTCTTCTTTGAGGGCATCCAGGATTTTGAGCCTTGCCTCTGCCGGATCGAGTGTTGCCATTTCCCTACCTTAGCCGTTTGACATGGGGGTACACGCATGGTAGGGTGTAGCCCAGCCGTCGACAGTTGTTGACGGTTTCACCGAACACAGGAAAGAGCAAGCAATGAACAACACCACATTCACAGGGAATCTCACCGCAGATCCCGAAATCAAGTACTTCGACTCGGGGGCGGTCAAGACGACTTTCTCTGTCGCGGTAACTCGCACGTGGAAGGACAACAACGGCGAGAAGCAGGAGCAAACCAGCTTCATCGACGTTCACGCATGGCGCTACCTCGCCGAGGACATCGCACGTGTCCTGACGAAGGGTTCCCGCGTCACAGTTTCCGGCCGCATCGAACAGCAGTCGTGGGAAGACAAGACGGACGGGACTAAGCGATCCAAGATCGTTGTCGTCGCCGACGAGGTTTCCGTGGCACTGTCCCAGGTCGAGTCCTACGAGCGCCGTAAGCGTTCCGAGGGCGGCGAAGGGCAGTCTCAGGGCCAGGTGCGCTCACAGGGCGCTCCTAGGGCTTCTGGAGCCACCTCACGGGCATCCCAGGCGCGTGTACCAGCCGCCGCAGGAGCCCGCAAGCCAGCCACCTCCCGTGAGGAGCTGGAAGAGGTTGAGCCGTTCTAATTCCAGACGGTTCAGGTAGAGCGCCGTGTCTTTGAAAGATCTGATTTTCGTGATCGGGTTATTCGGAGCCACGGCGCTTCTGCTTTATGTGGCCGTTAGATTCGATTCCAGCGACTGATTCCGACCAGTCGCGGGTTTCCGTGGTGAAACGCATCCAGAGAGGTCGTACCACGGCTCAAACCCAATACCCGCAAGGGTTGTAGTAGGTTGTTGCTTTTCCAGGCACCGAACCTGGTAGACTTGTCTAGTAATCAAATAGGGCTCCACTCCTGAATATGGTGCCCGCCTAGTTCCCTAACACCAGAACCCATCCAGGAGGATCATGAAGCCCTTTGAGATTGGTAATGCTTTATCCCAACAAGGCTGCGATGCCTGTTGGTTGTCCTATCGGCCGACGCGGGCGGGTTCACGTTGAACCCCTTCCTCCGGTACATAGGCGGCTGGTTCGCCTCTGTAACCGTGGTGGTTGGCGGAATGCTCGTCCCAAACAAAGGGGCAGACGCACCGGCACCAAGTACGACCGTAGCCATAGCTAGCCCTACCGACATCGAGTCGCTGACCTATCTACCTGAGACCGTCGAACACCCGCCTCAAGTCAAGCTTTCCGAGAACGTCGTGCAGCATTACGGCATCACGTTCGCCCACGGCGACATTTCCTGGCTCCCCAGACTTGCTGCCGAAGCTGGCTGGCCCGAGGAAACTTGGGACAAGCTTGGTCAGATCATCCTGAGAGAATCAGGTGGCTGCCCGAACCGCAGAGGTGGCGACATCGTCAATAAGGACTGTGTTATCACCGGCGTGTCCGTATGGAACCATCGATCAGATACCGGTTTGATGCAGATCAACGGCGTCAACTACAACATGAAGCGCAACAAGTGGGCCGCAGTCTGCCGCGAGATGCAGATCTGTGAACAAGAGCCGCTCTTTGACCCGCTGAACAACCTCAAAGCAGGTAAGATTCTTTACGATCTTTCCGGCTGGGGCCCCTGGGACCCATGTACATGGGACAAAACCAGATGCCCGAAGAACAAGAAACCGTAGAACAACCCCTCATCCACCGGTCGGTTGGCGCGTACGGCGCGAACTTTTACATGACGGCGTGCGGTCTTTATGACGGCACCTATTATGTGCATCGTTCGAAGTCCGAGATAACGTGTCCGCGTTGCCTGACGATGGTGATGAAGGAGAACAGGTGAAGTATTACCTCGAGATTTTCGGAAAGAAATCAAAACTTGCCACGATCCCTCCGTACACCGGCCATTTGACAATCACCGGGGACACAAACAAGAACATTGATTCACCACGCGATCTACGCAAATGGTTGGTTGACTTTTCCGAAACGTTCGGGTTCATTGCGCCGAAAGCCACCGCACGAAAGGTGACCCTCGACGGGTTTGAGGGAATTCTCGGGTTGCTCGCTGCAGACAACGGACATGCAAGTGTGCGCGTTGTACGCACTCGACAAGGCGGCCGTGTGGACGCCGACATTCTTTTTCTTTCGATGATCAACATCGACGACGCTCTGCTTTCTGTCGTGGAAGACATGCAACTAGTCACCCTTGATTGGTATTTCATCGACCGGAACGACGGCCTTCATATAATCGAGGATGACGAGCGTTTCGACTCGATCAAAGTTTATAAACCGGAGCAATAACATGTCCGACCACCCATTCCACAACAGCAACAAGCTTTTCGGTGAGTTCGAGATCCTCAGAGCACAAAGAACACCCTGCCCAGTTTGCGGCCACCCGACCGGCGATTGCACGGACACGAACATCGTCAAACCAGATCACATTCTCGGTGAAAACCTTCAATCAGTGTCGTTGAAGAACGAAAAAATGATTCTTGTCGAAGAAGACATTTACGAAAACCGCCAGATAACGCCATACACGAACACACGCGTACTTATCCACAGGAAAGGTTCGTATGTGACACAAGATCGCGCCAGGGAGCTCGGCATCTTAAAAAATTGACAGGACGGAAGTGTTTCTGTCTTTTAGAATGTACGCTCCACTCTCTACACAAGAGGACAATTTATGAAAACCCTGAGCGAAGCTTTCCTTTCCACCTACTCGACCAAGCAAGCACCTTGGGGATTCGGGGGTCTCGGCGAAGTCGTTTACCTCCGCACATACAGTCGCAAGACGGACTTCGGCCAGGAAGGATGGGTCGACACGATCCGTCGCGTCGTCGAAGGCGCACTCGAGATCGGCGTGGATCTCACCGAAGAAGAAGCGCAGAAACTTTTCGACCACATGTTCAATCTTCGCTGCACTGTCTCCGGCCGTGCGCTATGGCAGCTCGGCACGCCACTCGTCAAGAAGTTCAACGCCGCGTCGATGAACAACTGCTACTTCACCAACATCGAGAA